GTCATGTATTAACTTGGCTCGTAAGAACTATGCGGTTATGGATGCGAAAGGTAAAATCAAATTAACGGGTAATAGTATTAAGTCTAAGAAGTTACCGGTATACATAGAAGAATTTTTAGATAAAGGCGTTAAGATGTTATTACAAGGTGACGGTAAAGCTTTCATCGAATATTATTATGAGTATCTACAGAAGATTTTTGATAAGAAAATACCTTTGACTAAAATAGCACAAAGAGCTAAGGTTAAATTAACGATTGAGGATTATAATAAAAGATTGAATACTAAAACGAAATCGGGTAATAGTATGTCTCGAATGGCTCATATGGAATTGGCAATCCAACAAAACCTTAATGTTAACCTTGGTGATGTTATTATGTATGTTAATAATGGAACAAAGGCTTCTCAAGGAGACGTTCAGAAAATGACTGTAAAACAAATTAAAGATACGAATGCGGTTAACCTATTTAATAACCCTAAATCAAAACCAATAACTGATGGTGTGATGGTTAATTGTTATATGTTAGATCCAAACACTTTAGAGAAAAACGCTGAGTTGACAGGTGATTATAATGTTCCAAGAGCTGTTGTAACATTTAATAAAAGAATTGAACCATTACTTGTTGTATTCAAACAAGAAGTTAGAGATAGTCTTATTGTTACAGATCCAGTGGATAGAGGCATTTACACTACAGTTCAATGCGAATTAATTAATGGTCATCCATTTGAACAAGGTGATCAGGACACATTAGAAGAAGTTTTAACTTTATCTGAAGGTGAATTATCTTATTGGGAAAAAAGGGGATTAGACTCCAACTACATGTATGAGTTAGCAGAATCAGATTGGAAAGAAAAGTTAGAGGTTAAGTAACTATGATTGTTTTAATCCGTCACTAGAAAGGATATACCAATTACCGTTACAGAATCTAAATTCTATACATGCTCCTTTGTCGCAAACGATTTCGTCAAACTCTTCGTCAATTTTTCCCATATCAGGAATTATTGTAAGATGTGTTAGGGATTTAACAACAACGTGGTCTGTAGAAATACTGTCTAACTTAACAATCGAGGACTCAGATCCTCTAACTATAATACATTCCTCCCCGTTTGTTTGATAGAAATTTTCGCCTGTAACTACAGACACTTCTGATGTGAATAATACTTTTCCATTCACTAATCGTTGTGATGGTATTGATTTAATAATAGACATATTAGATTACATATATTTGTCTTGGAAACGCTCTGAACTTCATTTGTTTGTTCAAGTTTTCCGCTAACAAAGCCTCTCTTTCCATTACTTTTTCAGGGCGTAAACGTTCAAGTCTTAATTTTAATTCTTCCTCAAGTTTACTTTTCTCGTCTTTAGCTTCTGTCAGTAGGCTTTGATAGTCCATGGTTATCTCAGAATCAGGAGTTTTCAGGTTACCACTATACTTTCCTCTAACTCTTGCTAAAGTTTCTTTTGAGTATGCTGTAAACCATCTCCTAACCCATTGTTGAGCTGGAACATTTAAGTCTTCCCATTCTAATGTTTCCAAAGGAACATCAGATGGTAGTTTAATAATATCGGGATTAGCTTTAAGACATGCGTCTCTATCTTTTCCCTCTGTATCGTAGTACCAATACCAAACTCTGTAGTTGTTATATCCGATTGTTCCCCAATCGAATCTACCGCCAGGTACGTTGTATAGTTGTAATAATCTTTCTCCGTCAGGTAAACCTGTGATTCTATATGTTAAATCTCCACCATAGATACGGTTTAATATATTAACTTCTTGTAGACGTAATAACATATCAAATCCTGATGTCATCAAATACGAACCTTGATAACCCATTTGAGCGTAACCCGCACCACCACCTAATCCTGGTGCTCCTGCAAATCCTCCACCCCACGGATTAAATAATCCTGAAGTCATTTCAGCCGGTGTAAACCATAAAACTTCATTGACTTCTCTATTTTTTGGGATAACGTAGTTTTGTGTATTTGCCGATAAATTGATATAATCTTTCTTTAATACCCAAGGTCCTGATGTTTGTAATCCAACAATTTTAGAATACGCATAAGTGAATTGATCTTCGAAATCCATTGTTCTTGTAACTAATGCTTTCGCCACAGACTTTTCGTCCATATTAAGATTAACTAAGTTCACCCACTGACTTTCGATTAACCAATCCAAAGTATATTGCGTATAGTCTTGTATTGATAACTCCATTAAAGAGTCCAACATTTCGTCTTCCAATTCTACACTACGAAGTGGCGCACCTAATTGGTGTTTGATTCTTGTGTAGATTCTGGATCTTTCTGGTTCTCCGATTACTGCCATGATAATATAAATACTTTATAAAAGTTATTTTATGTCGTACAATAAACCGTCTTTAGGAAAAACGAAATTTCCACCAATAATGTTTGGTTTCTTATTGAAGATAAGAACATTTCTACCTTTCTGAAAAATCATCCAATCAGTAGAATACATTTTTACTTTTCCTGTACCTTTCAAAATGATCTTGTCGTCTTTATCAATTCTTTCTTTAAATCCTTTAATCTGTCCGGTATATGTTTTTCCGTCTTTTTCTATTTTAGTATCGATACCTTTTAACATATCATCTTCATCACCTAAGTTTCCTGTTTTTGTTGCAATAGGTGATTTGAAAAATCTGTTGATTATTGAAACGGTAATTTCTTCTCTTTTTTCTCCAGCAGAATCACTCTCAACTAAAGCTCTCATTAAATTTTGAAATGTTCCACTTTCTCGATTGAATATTCTGAATTTAAAATAATCTAACGCTTTGATAAATCTAGTGATTTCTGAAATTTGATCTTTTGGTGACTTACCAATAAAGTTTATTGGTTGTTTCTTATCATCTATTGAGTGAATGACTTTATTGATATCTTTTAGTAAGATACAAAATACTGTGTAGTTTGTGTTGAGTTTGTTAAGGACGGATCTTCCTGGTTTTTCAAAATTATAAATTCCTGCTAAATTACCTTGGTTATCTCTGTCTGCCCAATATTCGTGGAATACTTCTTTTAGAATTCTGTCGATGTTGGTTTTGTATTCTTGTTCTGTTTGTCTATTAACGTTAAACATGACTCTTACTGCTTCCGATTCTTCAGGTCCACATTTTTCCGATTTACCTTCCGATAGAATCTCCTTAAATTTTGTGGATTCAGCAAGTCTCGTTTCTGTTTTCATTTCATACATCTTTGAGACAAAGTCCCAATTTACTACTTTCCAAAAATTTGTGATATACTCATCTCTTTTATTTCTGTATTTTAAGTAGTATGCGTGTTCCCACAAATCAAGTCCCAACAAAGGAAATCCACCACCTTCAATAACATTCATTAAAGGATTGTCTTGGTTTGGTGTTGACATAATTTTCAACTTGTTTTGACTAGTTAAAACTAACCATACCCAACCAGATCCAAATCTATCTTTGGCAATTGTATCGAATTCTTTTTTGAAATTGTTGAATGAACCAAATTGTTTTTTAATTTTTGTTTCAAGCTCACCTTTAAGTTTCATTGGTTTTGGCGACAACATATTCCAAAACAACGCGTGATTAAACGCTCCGCCAGCATTATTTCTTATTGTTTTGTCGTACCTTGAAATTGATTTAATAATTTTTTCTAAATCAAGGTCTCCGTATTTTTTCTTTGAGAGTGCGTCATTTAATTTATCTACATAGCCCTTATAGTGTTTGTTGTAGTGGAAGTTCATTGTTTCTGGATCAATGAACGTTTTGAGGGCTGAATAAGAATAGGGAAGTTTCTCTATTCCAATTTTTTTCATTTCTGTGATTAACAACTCGGTTTCGTGTGTTACGTGGTTTTCTTGTATTTGTTTTTCGAGTTGTACAATCTTCTTTTCTGTTTTATTCATAATATTGGATTATCATATAAATAATCCGTTAGTTCGTTATTGTCTACGTTGGTTAATTTGTTTCATAATTTCTTCTACTAAATCTACATCATTTTTAACGTCACCCATAACCGTAGCAATAACTTGTTTTTTCTTGTTGAGTATATCGTAAATAATTCCTTCTATTGTGTTTTCAAATATTGGGTAGTAAACTAAAACATTATTTTTTTGACCGTATCTATAAGCTCGGTCTTCTGCTTGTGAGTGATCTGAAGGTAAAAATGATAGGTCGTTCATAATAACAGCTTCACCAGCAGTGAGTGTAATTCCAACACCTGCAGCTTTTATGTTTCCCACGAATACTTTAACTTTATCGTCTTCTTGAAATTTGTCGACACTATTTTGTCTTTCAGGTTTTGACATTGACCCATCAAGTCTCACGGCAGTCTTACCGAAATGTTGGATTATTCTATCTAATGAATTAGTGAAGTTACAGAATATAATAACCTTTTTACCTTGTTCTATTATATTTTCGGCTAACTCAATTGTCTGAGTAACTTTTTCTTCTGCAATAACCTGTCTTACTTGAGTGAGTTTTGTGAATTGAACTGTCAATGATTTACTCTCATCAGGGTTCTTTTCATACCAATTATAATAATCACCCATTACCTCTTCATATTGTTTCGACTTTAATCTAAGATAAACGGGAGTAATAATTTTATCCGGTAAATCTAAGACGTCTTGTTTTAATCGTCTTAGTGTAAGACCTGATGTTCTATCTCTTAGTTCTTCGAGATTACTCGCACCTGTAACATTCCATATTTTTCTACCACCCGCATTAAATTGGTAACCGCCACAATATCTGATGGCGTATGCCATCCAGTTTTTAGCAACAGGTGAATCAACCAAGCTTAATAAGTTAAAATAATCCATTGGTCTTGAGGTCATTGGTGTACCTGTTAACAACCAAAGTCGATCAACTTTTTTTACAAGGTCATTAATTAGTTTTGTTCTTTGTGCTTGACCATTTTTAATATAGTGTGCTTCGTCAACGACCACCAAATCAAAATTGGCTCCAAGAATCTTCGAATCAGATTTCTTTTTAACATCATGGAAATTTTTAATAATATCGTAATTTATGATAACAAAGTCGTGTTCTTGACTAAAGTTCTTACCTTCAGAAATATAAACACTTCTATCACTATAGTTTTCAATCTCTCTTTGCCAGTTTATCTTCAAACTTGCAGGACATATAATTAGTATCTTCTTTGCCCCACTCTCAAGAGCAGCAACTATTGTTGAGGTTGTTTTACCAAGACCCATGTCGTCCGCTAAAATGTATTTTTTGTTTTCAACAAGTTTTTGAACCGCCTCAACCTGATGTGATAAAAGAGGTCTGTGAGAATACTTCTCTAAATCGAGAACAACATTTTTTACTGTATTGTCTTTAATGATTGCAGCTTTCGGTAGCCAAAAATCATGAAGTTGTTCAGATTCAAATACTTTTCCCCAAATATGAAATGCTTTTTCCTTTTCCGCCAATAGTTTTTCTACCCAAACTTTTTCAGGTATGGTGGTGTATAATTTGTCGTCAGCCAATCTCTGAGCAAAATATGCATCGAGTATTACCCACTTCTTTGCAACCTTGGGGGTTTTATCGTGATTGTTTATAATATATTCTGCCTGACTTCTGGTGGGATAAAATTTCTTATTGAGCGTAAGTTTCCTTTTAAGGTCTTGTATGTAATTATTCGGACCTTCATATGTTTCCAAAATGGAAATTGCTTTAGACTCTATTACGTGATTCCCTTCCAATGAACAGGTTTTATTACAAATATAACTTACTTTGTAGTATTTATCAATATGGAAAAAAAGGTGCCGATAACAAGGTTAGGTAAGTTTTTTGGTGGCGAAGATTTCACTTTGGACATTGACATGGGTGAAGAGTGGTTAGAGGGTGACATGAACTTTACCTTTGTTTTGTATAAAGTTGATAAGTATAAAACCAAAACAGATGATGTTTATGGGGAATCTTTGCAAGACGGAATTCAATTTCTTCCTCCTATAGAACTAAAAGGTATGGTTCAAATTGTCGCACCAACAAATCAAAGACTTGGTAATTCAAAAATTCAACAGTCTGAACCAGGTAATTTGAGAGTATCTATTTATCAAAGAACTTTAGATGATTTACAAACTGACATTAATTTTGGTGATTATATCGGGTATTATGAAACTGAAAGTCGAGTTAGGTATTATTCTGTAAGTGATGATGGGAGGGTCAATTCAGATAACAAACATACATATGGTGGATATAAACCGTTTTACAGAACTATTATCGCAACACCTGTAACATCAAACGAATTTAACGGAATTTAATATGGGATTTCCAAAACAAATAAAAAAACAAATACAATTAGTACCACCTAAAACTCTTTCAGCAAGGAGAGAGCAACTTTTAGAGTATATTAATAAGGACGGTACTTACTTACCTAAATCGGTTTTACATGCTGATTTAGATAAAGGTATGCTTGAATTTGTTAAAGAAGAGTTACGAACTGTAGTTTCAGGTAAAGTTGTTCCAACTGTCGATATCCTTATTACAACACAAAACTGGTCTCAATTAACTGAAACATGGAATTTTGTGGACTTGGATAGAAACGTATCTCCTCCATTTATTACTACTGTTAGAAATCCTGAAGTTAAGTATGGTTCAAATCCATCACTACTTTATACTATTCCAAACAGAAAACAATATTATTATGCCACCGTACCAACATGGGACGGTCAAAGAAAAGGATTGGATATCTACACTATCCCTCAACCTGTTCCTGTTGATATTACTTACAGTGTCAAGTTTGTTTGTAATAGAATGAGAGAGTTGAATGAATTAAATAAAAATGTTCTTCAAAAATTTTCATCGAGACAGGCATACACTTTTATTAAAGGACAATATGTTCCAATAATATTACAAAACATTTCTGATGAGTCTGTTGTAGATTTAGAAAAAAGAAAATATTACATACAAAGTTACGACTTCTTAATGATGGGGTATTTGATTGACGAAGAAGAATTTGAAGTTAAACCAGCCATATCAAGAACTGTTCAATTATTAGAAGCCAAAACTTCAAGAGGGGGAAGAAAAAAATCTTACCCTAAAAATCCAAGTTTATTTCCTCTAACATTTAATTTTTCAGCAGGAACTACAGCTTACACAGAGAACTACAAATACACTGCAGATTTATCTTTCGAGAGCATGCAAAACATAAGTTCTTGGGATGTTTATATTAATGATGATTTTTATGGTTCGGATCTTACCGAGATTCAATTAACATCAGGTAATAATCTTACTCTGAATATAACTCCAACAGATCCTTCGGATGACTCTCAAATTGTCTATATTGCAAGATTGATTTAATCTTCTCCGTATAAATCTGTTTTTTCTTTACACTTTTCCATAATTAAATTTTCAAGAAACTTGTAAATTTTCAAACCTCTTTTATCACAATACTTTTTAAGTGCATTATGTGACTCAATTGAGATTTTTATATTCTTTATGTCTTTTGTCGTTTTTGACGTTGTTTTCATGGGCAGAAAAAAGGCAGAATAAAAGCGCCTAATTTATAAATACAATATAAAGAGTAAAGTTTTTTGTCTTTAATTTAATATTTATGTATAAATAAATCTGAACAGAATTTTTAAATAATGGCAACAGCAAGTAAAGTATTCGTTTCACCCGGTGTATACACAACAGAGACCGACCTATCATTCGTCGCGCAAAGTGTTGGTGTAACTACATTAGGGTTAGTAGGGGAAACCCTAAAAGGCCCTGCCTTCGAACCAATTTTCGTAACGAGTTTCGACGAGTTCACAACCCTTTTCGGTGGTACATCCCCTGAAAAATTTGTAAACACACAAATTCCTAAATATGAGGCGGCGTACATCGCAAAGTCTTACTTACAACAATCTAACCAATTGTTCGTAACTAGAATATTAGGATTATCAGGTTATGATGCGGGACCTTCTTGGTCTATCACCACTATTGCTAACGTGGACCCAACTACTGTTGGTGTTAATGTTACAACAGGGACTGTGTTTGAAATGGACTTCGTAGGTTCAACTGGAGGCACAGTAACTTTAACACAAAGTACTACTCCTGATGTTATTTGGGACGACTTAGGATTACAATATCAACTTGAGAATGGAAATTTATCCACTCTACAAGAAGATATTTCAACACAATTAGTTACTATTTTTAATGACCCTGCAATATCTAGTACATCAGCTTATGTGTTTGGTTCTTTATCAGGAGCTGTTTACAACCAATTGATTGCTAGTGGTATCACTGGTTTAACAAACGTATTCAGTTGTGATAACATGGATCTTGATTCTGCTAATTTAGAAGACCCATCAAATGATGTTTGGTATTATGCAACATTTGTTAACCAAGTGAATAACGGATACTCAGGATACTCATTCTATACATCAATATCGGTACTTAATAGTTTAGGTAGTGGTAATTTTGACGGATCATTATCAGGTCAAATGTTCACATTCTCAGGTACTGCGTTCTCAGAATATAATGATGTTGTTGTGGCAACTTTAAGATCAAGAGGTATTTCTCTTTATACTAATGATAGTACAAGTCCTAATCATGGACCTGTATATCAAGTTTCAGGATTAACCGACGTGGGAATTAGTACGGCTGGTTCTTATTCTGCAATAACTAGAAACCCGTACTCAACATTTGCTATTACGGGTGTTACAATTGATAATCCATCACCATTTTCATTCGAAACTTCTCTTCTAAATTCAGATGCTGAATATATTACAAAAGTATTTAGTAATAGTAATTTTTCAAAATCAAGATTTGACGTTCCTTTATTTGTTGAAGAGTCATATCAAAACATGTTAAATTATGCATATAACAAAGGTTATATTCGTGGGTTAAATGCTGAGTTAGTTGCTCTACCAGGAGCTAGAGGAAGAAACACTTCTTCAATTGCAAACAACTTATTCCAATATCAAAGTCCTGAAACACCTTGGGTAGTTTCCGAACTAAGAGGTAATAAGGTTTACAATTTATTTAAATTTATTTCAATTTCTGACGGAGATTCTGCAAATGTTGAAGTTAAAATTTCAATTATGAATATGTCATTCAATAATGGGACATTTGATATCATGGTTAGAGATTTCTTCGACACAGATGCTAATCCTGTTGTTCTTGAAAAATTCACGAACTGTACTATGGATCCGAATAGTAATTCATTTGTTGCTAAAAAGATCGGTTCATCGGATGGAGAATATCCTTTAAACTCTGCATTTATAATGATTGAATTATCAGAAGAGTATCCGGTAAGTGCTCTACCTTGTGGGTTCGAAGGTTATATCATGAGAGATTACTCTGGTGATAATTTATCCCCAGTACCTGTTTATAAAACTGAATATAACTTTCCTGGTCAAGTTATCTACAACCCTCCTTTCGGTACTACTGCAGGAGGATCGAATGCGGTAACAAGTCCAGGAGACAATGTAAGAAGAACTTTCTTAGGATTCTCTAGTTCTCTCGGTATCGATGAGTCATTTTTAATGTTTAAAGGGTATCAAAATGTTAACGATCCTTGTAATATTTCTGAGGGTGTTCCTTGGAACACTAAGACAAAAGGTTTCCATATGGACTCAGGTGCAACAGTCGTAGAAATTGGAAATGCATTTACAACAAGTGGGCAATCAGCTTTCTACGTGGGAGATGCAAGCTTCAATTCAGAACCAACTCAACCTACGAATCCATATTACAGATTATTTGCTAGAAAATTCACTTTGTGTTTTGCAAAAGGATTTGACGGATGGGATATCTATAGAGAGTCAAGAACGAATACCGATCAATTCATTTTAGGTAATTCTGGTTATTTAGCGGGAGCGTGTGCTACTTCGAGATATCCAAATGCAACTGGTTGGGGAGCATTCAAAAACATCTCAATTGCGGGAGACGATTCTGATTGGGGTAACACCGACTATTATGCTTATCAGTTAGGTATTGCAACTTTTGCAAATCCTGAGGCAACTAATATTAACGTGTTTGCTACATCAAGTATCGACTATGTTTATAATAGTAACTTAGTTGAAGGT